GTGCTTTAACACGGAACTTTTTAGTGCCACCTTCTGCTAAGTTAGCAGTAATGATGAACGAACGATTTAAACGACTTGCTGCTAGTAAACCAGAAATGTCGCTTTCTTCTACATCTTGCTTTTTAAGTTCATCACGCTTGGCCAGTAATTTTTTAATAGCCTCAGAGTGTTTTTTGTTCATTGGACCTTTATACTGTGCAGCAGCTTGACCCTGTTTGTGGAATTCAATCATCTTGTCAATGTCTGCTAGACTTTCAGTACCTTCCGCTACACCTTCTGTGACACCTTTACCTTGTGTAGCAGCATGTGCCCATTCAGCACTCTTCTTA